ATTTTTTGAGCAGGCAAACCTTCTTTACCATTTCTGATCCAGCTGCGAAGAGTAACTGTTTTGATTCCTAAATATTCCGCAGCTTCATCTATGCTTATCCATTTGTCATTCATGATTTCTTCCATGCTCTCACCTCGTGATTTGAATCTGAATGCAGCTCAACTATTTTAGTATACACTATAAATGTGAGTTTTTCAAGAGTTTGCTGTTATTTGTTGATATTTTTTTATTTGTGCGTTCTTAAAAATCTCCACCGGACACAACTATGTCCGGTCTTTTTTGCCCATTTTTCAATATAAAGCTCATCTTGGCCTTCTCGTTTCTGCCTATCAGCACTACAAAAACGGACATGCCTGTGTCTGAGGTTCCGATCCCTAAAAATGGCATACTTGCCTTAGCACATGGGAGCCATCTGCGCAGGGTGTTTCCGGTTCCATGTGACTACCGATGACAATTAAATACTGTACCGATCACCGGAAGTGAGGTGCAGCCGAAATGGAGTAATCCTTCGGTATGCCCTTACGCCTGTGGTCTGGTTTTGCATGTCTGGAGCTCTCCATTTCGGCAAAAGCCGAAGGAGGGCTTTCTTATGCAAAACAAAGACAATCAGAGTAAACGTATCTATCTCAAAGCCACCCGTCAGTGGGTGGAAGTCTCGGAGGAATACTACCGTGACCATACTCGTTACCACGACGCTCTTCGTAAGCGTCAGCAATCTCATGGGCAGTGCGTCTGCCCGAAGAACAAGTTCTGGCTCTGCGACGGCGACTGCCTTACATGCGAATTCCGTCGCGCCGGTGACATGCTCTCCCTTGATTACACCGTAGAAAACGAAGATGGCGATGCCTGTTCTCCACTGGACAACCTTGCCGATCCTGCTCCTTCTATTGAAGAGATCATCTGCGACAAGGCCGAGCTCGACCAGCTCTTTGCCCGCCTGAATGAACTGATGCCGGAAGCTGTCGAAATCGGCAGACTCCGTCAGGATGGTCTGTCCGATGAGGCGATTGCAGAGATTATCGGCATCAAGCGCACCACATTCCTGTCGCGTCTAAAAAAGGCCAAGGAACAGCTCGCTACAGAGTTTCCTGACCGCTTCTAACCTTATTTTATAAGCACACGCTCCGGCTGCCGTTATGGTGGCCGGAGTTTTTTCAAAAAATTTTCTCCCCTCCTTCGTCAAACCGCCTGCCTCACCTCCAGTGTGAAGTGTAAGGAGCACGAAACCACAAGCTCCGGAACGGAGGTGAACGACATGTACGAAGCACGCAACAAGAGCCCTGCGGACGCAGAAGTCATCGAGGTGCTAACCGCGATCAGTCACGTATCCGCAAGGCTGGCAAGGAAGCTCACAGCCCTTGCCACACAAAGCAAATCCGAGGAAGGAGGAAAACATTATGAGCAAAATGAGCGATATGGCCATGACCATCGAAGAGCTCCGAAATGCTGCTGCCGCTATTAACGATGCTGCCGATTGGCTCTCCCGCCAGTTTAGCGGTGAGCCCACCGAGCCGGACCCGGTACCCGCAAAAGAACCCGAACTGAAGCTGGAGGATGTCCGCGCAGTGTTGGCGGATATGTTCCGCAAAGGTCACACGGCAGAGATTCGCGCCTTGCTTCAGAAGTACGGTGCCGCCAAGCTCTCCGGTGTTGATCCAGCAAACTACAGCGCACTTTTGAAAGATGTGGAGGGACTGGATCATGCCGACTAAACACGCATTACTCTCCGCGTCGTCATCTGAACACTGGATTCACTGCCCGCCGTCCGCAAGGCTCTCCGAGAGCTATGAAGATAAAGGAAGCGATTATGCTGCCGAATGTACCGATGCTCACAGCCTGTGCGAATTCAAATTGAAGACCGCGCTTGGTATAGAGGCTGACGATCCCACGAAAGGCCTGTCTTACTACGATCAGGAGATGGATGACTGCGCCACCGGCTATGCAGCCTACGTGCTGGAGCAGGTCGAAGCTGCCAAGGAAGCCTGTAGCGATCCGGTTGTACTGATTGAACAGCGCGTCGACTTCTCCCGCTGGGTAGAACAAGGCTTCGGAACTACCGACTGCATCATTATCGCAGACGGCACCCTGCAGATCATCGATTTCAAATATGGTCTCGGTGTTCTGGTCTCTGCCGAAGAAAACCCACAAATGATGTGCTACGCGCTCGGTGCTTTGGAGCTGTTCGATGACATCTACGATATCAGCACTGTCCGTATGACAATCTATCAGCCGCGCAGGGATAACCTCTCTTCCTATGAGCTTTCCAAAGAGGACCTGCTTCTCTGGGCCGATGAAGTCTTAAAGCCCGCTGCCGATCTCGCTTTTGCCGGTGACGGCAACTTCCTCTGCGGTGAATGGTGTGGTTTCTGTAAGGCCAAGAACGCCTGCCGCGCTCGTGCCGCTGCCAATCTGGAGCTTGCGAAGTATGAATTTAAGCTGCCGCCATTGCTCACCGACGAAGACGTGGAGGACATTCTCTCCAAGGTCGACGATCTGGTGACATGGGCATCCGACATTAAAGAATACGCGCTCCAGCAGGCGATCAGCGGCAAAGAATGGTCCGGCTGGAAACTGGTCGAGGGCCGCTCCAACAGAAAGTACACAAACGACGCTGCCGTAGCTGAGGCAGTCACCAAGGCCGGTTTTGACCCGTATGAACAGAAACTCCTCGGCGTTACAGCCATGCAGAAGCTCCTCGGCAAAGCCCGCTTTGAAGAAGTCCTTGCTGGCCTCATCGAAAAGCCGCAAGGCAAACCCACTCTGGGGCCGGAGAGTGACAAGCGTCCGGCCATGAACAATGCAAAATCTGATTTCAGTGAAAATTAAGGAGGACAAGATTATGTCTAAGAACACTACTGTAAAAAATCCCATGAAGGTCATCACCGGTGAAGACACCCGTTGGAGCTATGCCAACGTCTGGGAGCCGAAGTCTATCAACGGCGGCGCTCCGAAGTACAGCGTCAGCCTCATCATCCCGAAGTCCGACACCAAGACCGTCGCTAAGATCAAGGCTGCCATAGAAGCTGCTTATGCCGAAGGCGAGTCCAAGCTCAAGGGTAACTCCAAGAGCGTGCCGCCTCTTACCGCCATCAAGACACCTCTTCGTGACGGCGACGTAGAGCGCCCGGACGATCCGGCCTATGCGAACGCCTACTTCATCAATACCAACTCCGCTACGGCACCCGGCATTGTGGATGCGGATCTGAATCCGGTGCTCACCCGTTCGGAGGTTTACTCCGGCGTTTACGGCAGAGCCAGCATCACGCTGTATGCCTTTAACAGCAACGGTAATCGCGGTATCGCCTGTGGCCTTAACAACCTGCAGCTGATCCGCGCAGGTGAACCTCTCGGCGGCAAGGCAAGTGCGGAGTCCGGCTTCTCCACCGATGCCGACGTAGATTTTCTCAACTAAGGAAAGGAGCGTAAACTCATGGAAAACACGGTTATGATTTCATCCCTTCTCTGCAATATCCTGATCGGGTGCTTCTGCATCGTGGTCCTCTCTTGGGCAGTGGTCGCAATCCAGACGGTCATCAATGACTTCAAGCGTGAAAAGCGCGAGGAGAAAAAGGCCCTGCAGGACGACGAATACCACGAAAAACGTATGGAATCCCTGAAGTAAAGCACATGGGCTGGTGGCGCACCCTCGCTGCCAGCCCTTTTTAAGGATGGTGATTATATGCAAACCTTGAGTATTGATATCGAAACATACAGCAGCATCAGCCTGCAAAAGTCCGGTGTCTATCGCTATGTGGAAGCGCCGGACTTTGAAATATTGCTGTTCGGATATAGCATCGACTCCGGTCCGGTGCAGGTGATCGACCTTGCCTGCGGCGAGAAGATCCCGGAGGACGTGCTGGATGCTCTGACGGATGAGACCGTCATCAAATGGGCCTTCAACGCAAATTTTGAACGTATCTGCCTGTCGCAGCACTTGAAGAATATGGGCATAAGCCTTGACCCCTTCCATGATAATCATCCGCTTTCGACGGAGTGCACCCGATATCTTAATCCGGAAAGTTGGCGCTGCTCCATGATCTGGTCTGCCACTATGGGCCTGCCGCTCTCCCTCGAAGGTGTCGGCACGATCCTCGGTCTTGAAAAGCAAAAGCTCACCGAAGGCAAGGACCTGATCAAGTTTTTCTGCCAACCCTGCGCTCCGACAAAGGCAAACGGCCAGCGCACCAGAAACTATCCATACCACGCGCCTGAGAAATGGGTCGCTTTTAAACGATATAACATCCGCGACGTTGAGGCCGAGATGTCCATTCAGGAGCGCCTGCAGAAATTCCCTGTTCCGGATTCTGTGTGGGAGGAATACCACATCGATCAGGAAATCAATGACCGTGGTGTCGCCATTGATCTGCCGCTCGTAAGACAGGCTATCGACATGGATGCCCGCTCCCGCGCAGAGCTGACGGATGCCATGCGTGAGCTGACCGAACTTGAGAATCCCAACAGCGTGCAGCAAATGAAGCAATGGCTCTCTGATAATGGATTGGAGACCGACAGTCTCGGCAAGAAGACGGTAGCGGAGCTCATCAAAACAGCGCCTCCGGAGCTGCAGCATGTGCTTTCTCTTAGGCAGCAGCTGGCCAAGTCCAGCGTCAAAAAATATCAGGCCATGATCAACGCAGTCTGCGCTGACGGTCGCGCCCGTGGCATATTCCAGTTTTACGGAGCCAACCGTACCGGTCGCTGGGCCGGACGCCTCATTCAATTACAAAACTTGCCACAAAACCATCTCGCAGATCTGGCCGAAGCACGTTCCCTTGTCCGCTCCGGCGATTATGACAGTGTCGAGATGCTTTACGAAGATGTGCCGGACACGCTATCGCAACTTATCCGTACAGCCTTTATTCCGAAAGACGGCAACAAGCTCATCGTATCTGACTTCTCGGCAATAGAGGCCCGCGTCATCGCATGGATGGCCGGTGAGAACTGGCGTCAGGAGGTCTTTGCCAAAGGCGGAGATATCTACTGTGCCAGCGCCAGTCAGATGTTTAAGGTTCCGGTTGAAAAACATGGTGTAAACGGTCACCTGCGTCAAAAAGGCAAAATCGCGGAACTGGCTCTCGGCTACGGCGGCTCAGTCGGTGCGCTCAAAGCGATGGGTGCATTGGAGATGGGCCTTACAGAAGATGAGCTCCCACAGCTGGTAGACGCATGGCGGCAGTCCAATCCGAGGATCGTCGCTTTATGGTGGGACGTGGACCGCGCCGCAATGGAAGCGGTCAAATATCATCACGCCACCAAGACACATGGCATTCTCTTTTCCTACCGGAGCGGGATGCTCTTTATCACGCTGCCTTCCGGACGGAACCTTGCCTACGTAAAGCCCAAGGTCGACACTAACAAATTCGGCGGCGAATGCATCACCTATGAAGGTGTCGGAGGCACAAAGAAATGGGAGCGTCTCGATTCCTACGGGCCGAAGTTCGTAGAGAACATTGTGCAGGCGACCTCCCGCGATATTCTCTGTTACGCCATGAAAACGCTCCGCTGCTGCTCCATCGTCATGCATATCCACGACGAGATGGTCATTGAAGCCAATCCGCACATGTCGCTTGATGCAGTCTGTGAACAGATGGGCCGCACGCCTCCGTGGGCAAACGGCCTGCAGCTTAGGGCCGATGGCTACGAAACAGAATTTTATAAAAAAGACTGAGCCTCCTTCGTCAAAAGCGGGCTGTCACCTCCAGTGGAAAGTAGAAATGGGCGGTGACAGCCTGCCCAGAAAGGAGGCTCTTTTCATGAGTGTTGATATTCACAACAGCGAAGGATACGTCGATCCCACAGCATTCGAGGCTATCTCAGGCATTGAACGCGAAGAGCAAAAAGCACTCCGGGCATTCAGGCCCATCGTTTATATCTGCTCACCCTATGCAGGAGATATAGAAGCGAACGTGGCCGCTGCCCGCAAGTACTCCCGCTTTGCCGTAGAGAAAGGCTATATCCCTATCGCACCGCACCTGCTGTTTCCACAGTTCATGAATGATGACGATCCCAAAGAGCGTGAGCTTGGGCTTTTCTTCGGAAATGCCATCATGAGCAAGTGCTCTGAGATCTGGGTATTCGGAAGCACCATCTCAAACGGCATGGCAGCGGAGATCAAACGCGCACGCTGGAAAAACTATCGCCTGCGCTATTTCACAGAAGAATTGGAGGAGAAAAACGATGTTTGAAATCAAAGAAAACCGCCGTGTCCTGCCTGATGGAACCGAAATCACCACCTACAGCCGCGATATCGTCAGCGCGAACATTCTCGAAGTAGAAGCCGGTACCACCGGATACAAAGGCGGCGACTCCGGCCACGGCGGGCGGACCTATTTCCGCATTGCCGACGCAGCCAGCACAGATATTCAGGTGCATCCCATCGGTCGCTACGCGGATGAGGGCTTTGAAGTGATTCTCGGCGGCGACTGTGAACTGGAGACCATGATCCGCGCACTGAAGTTTATCACGCAGATCATGACCTCCAAATCCCCTGTGCGCTCCTGCGAGGATGTGGACGAGACCGCCTGAAGCTGATGAAAGCGAACCACCAGAGCCAGCAGTTCCGACTGGAGGACAATCTTCTGAAGCACTTCCCCGAACAGATCCGGCAGAACGAGGGCTTCATTGACGGTTTTACCGCCGATCTGAAAACACTCTCCGAACACCCGCACCCAAAGGACGGCTTTGCCGGGATGGAGGTCAAAGGCGATCTTTTAACCGATAAGGACAACGCAGGCGCTGCGGTTCTGGAAGCCTTCAAGGATGCAAAGGGCATGGAGCCCGTTCCCATCGGCAACTATCGCGGCTTTGCCATGTCGCTGACTGTGGAGGACTTCGGGCGGGAGTTTGTGCTCACCCTAAAAGGGAAGATGAACCACCGCGTGACGCTGGGCAAGGACGTGCGCGGCAACCTCACCCGCATCGACAACGCCCTGAATGCCATACCACAGCGTATGCAGGCGGTGCAGGACAGGCTCGCAAACCTTCGAGAACAGGTGGAAACGGCCAAGGCGGAGCTGGGCAAGCCCTTTCCGCAGGAGGAAGAGCTGCGGGTAAAATCCGCACGGCTGGCGGAACTGAACGCTGAGCTGAACATCGACGACCGAACGCCCATGGAGCAGTTGGCGGAGGACGCGCCCGCTGTGCAGAGCGCAAAGGCGGAGCGTCCCTCCGTGCTGGCAAAGCTGAAAGCGCCGCTTATGCAGCCCCGCGCTGAAGAAAAAAGCAGGCGCAGGGACAAGGAGGAACGCTAAAAAATGGCGGCTCCGGCGACGGTTATTCTTCGTCGGGGCCGCTGTATTACAGTTTAATGAAAGGAAGAAAGCACCAATATGAAGGATATTCCAGTTTACAGATTTCCCGCCGCTTACGCCCGCGAAAACGGCGAGCTGGAGCTTTACCGCGCCTCCAACAAGGCGAACGCCGCCTGCAAGGAGGCCATTGAGAAGGCGATCTCAGAGCATTATCACGATAACGTCCTGCACAGGGAAGCCGTCGCGCAGGTGGCGGAGAAGTTCGGGTATGAGCGTCCGCTGTATCTGCTGGCCATCACCATCCGGCAGAAGGATTGGGACGGACGCTTCTCAAGCAACAACAAGGCTTGGGCGAAGACCGTTCCTGTAACGGAGAACCCCGACGCATGGGGCACGGATCGGAACTGCTATCTTGCCATAAACAGCCACAGCGGGCTGGTCGATCTGTTCACCAAACTGGCGCGGGATGAAGCAAAAGTCCATGAGCGCAAGCCCTCGGTGATAGAAAAACTGAAAAACAGACCTCCCGAAGCGGTAAAGGAAACGGCGAAAAAAGCCAAGGAGCCTTCCCTATGAGCGCGCAGTTCATGCGCCGGAGCATCCGCATCTCCGTCCGCCTGACGGAGGAAGAACACCGGCTGCTGAAGGAGAAGATGGCGCGCATCGGCGTTACCAATCAGGAGGCGTTCCTTCGCAAGCTGGCGCTGGACGGGCTGGTGATAAAGCTGGACTTGCCGGAGCTGAAGCAGATGATATCGCTTTTGCGCTACACGAGCAATAACATCAACCAGATCGCAAAGCGGCTCAACGAGAGCGGGAGAGTCTACGACACCGACCTTGCGGAAATTCTGGAAAAGCAGCATCAGCTATGGGGGCTTGCCAACGAAATCCTGTTGAAACTCTCGGCAATTCAATGATCAGACAGAAATATACGATCATCTCGTGCTCCCGGCATCCTTGTTTTGAAGCATCTCTTTCTGTATAATGAAACCGGAAAGGACGGGAAAAGATTATTAAATTCATTCTGAAAATACTGCTTGCGCCCCTTATGCTGGTCTTGTGGATCGTGGAATGGGCTCTCAAGCTGGCGCTCAAGGCTTCCTCCGTGGTCTGTGTGATCGCCTCCAGCCTGTTTTTGCTTTCAAGCGTCTTTTACTTTGTGGAAAGTAACGTGAAGAACGGCTGTATCTGTCTTGCGATTGCCTTTTTGTTCTCGCCCTATGGACTGCACTTCTTGGCGGTGAAGCTCGCGGCGTGGTTTATGGTCATGAGGATGCTGCTCAAGGAGAAGGTTTACGGATGAAAAGAATATGCGGAGTGCAAAAAGGCGCAGGTTTGTTCCTGAGTCTTTTTCCATGGAGGGAATATGGCAACAACACGAATTATTCCCATGCACCTGAACAAAGGGAAAACGTTGGTGCAATGTCTCACTGACCGGACGGAGTACGGCATGAACCCTGATAAGACGGAGGGCGGCGAGCTTGTTTCCGCTTTTGCCTGCGAACCGGAGACCGTGGTTTCCGAGTTTGCGCTATCCAAGCGTGAGTACCGGGAGCTGACCGGGCGGGTACAGGAAAGCGACATCATCGCGTATCAGATAAGGCAATCCTTCAAGCCGGGAGAGGTAACGCCGGAGGAGGCCAACCGCATAGGCTATGAATTGGCCGAACGTTTCCTGAAAGGCAATCATGCTTTTATCGTATGCACCCATACAGACAAATCGCATATCCACAATCATATCTACTGGAACTCCACGACGCTTGACTGCACACGGAAGTTTTCTAACTTCATCGGAAGCTATCGGGCAGTCCGCAAGCTCTCCGATCTGATCTGCGCAGAGCACAGACTGTCCGTTATAGAAAATCCGCAGAAGCACGGGCTTAGCTACAACAAGTAGCTGGGCGGTCACGATAAGCTCTCCAACCGCGATCTTCTCCGCATGGCGATAGACGCCGCGCTTGAGAAAAAGCCGAAGGACTTTGATGCGCTGCTGGCGCTTTTGAAAGCCTCCGGTTATTCCGTCGCCCGGAAGGGCAGGCTGTCGCTGCGGCATGAAAATCAGAAACAGAGCATCCGTCTGGATTCCCTGGGCGAGGGATATTCCGAACAGGAGCTGCGCGCCGTCCTTGCGGGAAGCAGGACGCATAATCCCTTCGTCAAAAAGAAATACCCGAAGCGCAAGGAGCGCGCCACGCTGATTTCCGATATTGAGGCAAAGCTCAATTCCGGCAAAGGCTATTGGTACGATCAGACGATGAAGGTGGTGAAGCTCAAGCAGATGGCAAAGACGCTGGTGTATCTGGAGGAAAAGGGCTTTGCCGATTTTGACGCGCTGGCCAACGCCGCCGCCGATGCGGAGAAGCGGTTCTATGATCTGAAAGCGGCCATCAAGGCGGCGGAAGCGCGGATGAGCGAGATACAGACCCTGCGGACGCACATCATTAACTACTCCAAGACCCGCGAGGTTTACGCCTGCTACCGCAAGGCGGGCTACTCAAAAAAGTACCTCGCGGAGCATGAGGGCGATATCCTCATCCACAAAGCGGCGAAAAAAGCCTTTGATGATTTCGGTCTTAAAAAGCTTCCCACGGTCAGGAGCCTGAACGAAGAATTTGCACGGCTGCTGACCGAGAAAAAAGCGGCATACGCCGACTACCACAAGACACAGGGGCAGATGCGTGAGCTTCTGATCCATAAGGCGAATGCAGCTTATCTGCTGGGACTGGAAGAATGAAAACAGCAGGTTGCAGAGCGG